GACCGCACCATATTGTTCAAACCATTTAGGCATTAACTTATATATAGATTGCCAAGTGGATACAACAATCTCTTTATCAGTTTCTTTATCTCTACCAGAGTATATGCGATGCACACAATCTTCTACTGGCATACCATAATCAGCAAAGTCATTGTACATTTGTTCAACAAGCGATGTGGTCGGTACAATAATAAGAACCTTCTTATCACCTGCTCTATGATTCAAAAGATATCTCTGGACTAGCGCATATATTATAAGTGACTTACCTGAACCGGTTGGAGATACTAGCACGCCTCTTTTACGGTGTAATCCTTCGCATACTGCATCAAACTGATAGTCTCGTATTGCAATCGGTTTACCACGTGCATGCAGGTCTAACCTGGTAATAAACTTATTAATCTCTTCAGGGTTAATATCATTTGCCGCATCCGGACGACCATAATAGTTATTATGTTCTACCTCAATCTTATAGTTACGAGGTTTTCCAAATTCATATAAGAATGGAAACAACCCAACAGGTAGTTCCATTGTTTGTATATTGAACAGGCGAATCTTCCCATCCCATACACGGTTCTTGTATGCAGGCATAAATTTATAACCAGGTACAAAGAATGAGAAGAATTCACTTAGCTCATTTGCAATACCAAAGTCACACGATATATGCATAACAGAATGATTTTTGTTTTTGACTTTTAATATGTCCATAATTTTTATATATAGTTCAAATAGGGGAGATCAAATGATAACCAGTTGCAATGAATGGGACTCGTTAAAACAAGTAATATTAGGTGAAGCTCGTGGAATGTATTGGCCAAAAGCAGATGGTGTTAAATGGGAAGTCTTACCGAGCGGTAAACCAATCCCTTCTCATATTATTGAACAAACCGAGGAAGGCTTAACTCATTATTCTAACATTTTGAAATCATATGATGTTGAGGTGCTTCGTCCTAAAAGACAAAACTACACTAAGCTAAATGGATTCGGTGCATACTCTACCAGAGATACCGTTCTTATCATTGACAACAAAGTTATATATACCCCAACTCGATTCAAGTATCGGCAGAAAGAATGGCCGGCACTAAAACCACATCTTAAAACTGGAGAACAAATCTATGCACCCCTTGATGATCCTGATCTATACTTTGATGCTGCTAATGTCATTCGCTGTAATCGTGAGCTCTTATATCTCGTGAGTGGAACCGGATCACTGAAAGGTGGTATCTGGTTACAAGAAACATTAGGTAAAGAATACAACGTACATATATTACAAGGGTTATATCAAGGCTCACATCTTGATTCAACGATAGTACCATTGAGAGAAGGATTAGTACTACTCAACAAAGCACGATGTTCAGAAGAACACTTGCCTGAGTTTTTAAAGAAATGGAATTGTGTTTGGATTGAACCCGACATGATCAAGGATATTAAATGTGATTATAATATAGCTTCAAAATGGGTTGGTATGAATATCTTTGCAATCAAACCTGGAGTTTGTGTGATTGATAAAGATCAATGGGAATTAAAAGACTATCTTCGAATGATGAATATCACAGTTGAAACAGTTAGCCTACCATATGCTCGGTATCTTTTAGGTGGACCTCATTGCACAACTCTCGATACAATACGTATAAATAGATGAGTAACGCCAATCACGGAGGAATATATGGCTTATAGAGTAACTAAGACCCATGTGGGTTGGACATGGGATGCTTCATACCCAGACCCAGTCCCTCAAAACCTTTCTGAATTTAATACAATATTTGATGCTAAATCTGTAAGTACAATTATCAGTGAAATAGCAGCTTTGAACTTAACAGGTTGGTCAACACATGCTTCTGCTATTACAACTGTTCTAAATGCTTCTGTTGTATCTGAGACATTTGATAAAGATACTCAAACATTAACAGTTGTTAAAGATTGGCCTAGCAAAGCTTTACACGATCAATGGACACTATTTGTTGCTCAAATTGATTGGGCTACTACTATACCTCTTGTAGATACAACAAGCGTTAGTGGTGCTGAAGTTTAACCACCCGCTTCAAACATACGCCATTTAATCATATTACCTATGGTTTGATGACGCCATTTAATGTTATCAACTATCTCTGTTAACGTTTCAACCGTTACTTTCCATTGTTGTATCTTTTCTTCAGATGCTTGTATATCAATATCTGAATCATAGTAATAATTCATATCACCTTTTAATACACGTAGACCGTCAAATGGATCGAACTCCCACTTGCGTGCGAGTATTTGTTCTTTGTCCATCTTTCCATTATAGTAAAGCCACTTATCTTTCAATAAAACATGCTGCTCTCCTTGAGCACGTTTATGAGTAAGCTTTGCTTCACTCAGAAGTGGCAAATACTTTGCATGTAGCATAGGGGTTTGACGAGAAGATTCATCTAATGATGACTTATCGATTAGACAATCTTTTTCCCACATTTGTAGGATTGTTTCAAGATACTTCATACTTTATATTATATCATGTTACTCAGTGATTGTAAACGTTGTATATGCAAATGTTACAGGAAATGTTAAAAACTGTATTCCATCAACTGTTGACTGAAAGTTAATAGTACCAATGTTTGTAGGGAATGCATCTTTATATCGAATAGTATCGATTGTATTGTTATGACTACTTAAAACTAATACACTAATATCATACATTGATTTATCTTGGCTTACTACAGTATTTGCAGTAGAAGCCGTATGGTTTACTTCAACAAACTTAGACATCCAGGAATGCATCTCTTTATATACATTCATATTCTCATCTAAAATTGTGTCAACTGTAAGCGATCCATATTCTAATTTATCACCAGGTAAACTTATATTTGAACGTTTAAACGGTACAATTGCAGCACCAAGACTTACATCCGGATGCTGTACAGATTGTGCAAAGAACTCTAAGTTTTTAAAACGAGTTCTATTTACTATTACTTTAAACCCTGTAGGCTGAAGAAAGTTAGTAGACTCGAGTGTTGATGTTGAAGTTGCCATTAATACGATCCTGTTAGTTTCTTACATCTATTTATATCAAAAATACTGTATCTTTTTTATCACATTCTAAAACTATTTTCAAACAGAATGAAAATAAGTGTTTACAACTGTTATAAGATATGTTATATTAAAGTATAAAGTAAATAAAGGAGACTACAGATGGGAACATCATCAATGATAGGTAGAGTGAACGAAGACGGTTCAGTAACTACCAGCTACTGTCACTATGACGGCTACCTTGCTTATATGGGCAAGATGCTTGAAGATCACTATAACACACCAGCACGTGCAAAAGCTGTTGCTAACGTTGGTTATCTTTCTTCATTAACTGAAAATCTTGAGTGGAGCATTAAGCATTCTGCGAATGTTGATGATCATGTTGTTTATGAATCAATAGATGCTTTTCTTACACATGGCTACAATTTTTGTAGTGCAAAGTTTCTTTATCTTTTTAGTGGCAACTCATGGTTTTTTGCCGAAGATGGAAGATATAAGAAATGCTTGCAATCTCTTAAAGATGAAGCTGAAGCAGCTTATGAATTATATACAAAAAACGTAGCTAAAGTAGAAGCAGCTAATTATGTTTAACGCACAACAATACTTTGAAGTAATGCTTAATTTGTGGGATAAAAATCACACTGAAAATTTAGCAATGATAGAAGTTTGGATTTCAAAATTAACTGAGGAGAATAAATAATGGCAGCTCGAGTATATCAAATCATTATGAATAAAACACAACGTGATGCAATCAATAAGCATGGCTTTGATGAAGTTGATATTGGCAAAGCTCATATGAATGTGCAACGAGGGTTCAAAGGTTGGATGCCTCATTATCAACAATACTATAAGTTAGCTTTTGAACTTGAGTCAGATAGTTTAGATGAAATATATGAACTTACTAATCTTTGGAATAAACCTGAAAAGGTTACAAGAGTTCATGATAATGCTACATCTACTTCAGTTGGTCATATCATTGAACTTGACGGTACTCGAATGTTTATGGTTGAACCTTGTGGTTTTGAACGTATGTATGTATTTGAAGATGAGATTTCAGAAGATCGTATGGTTTCATAAAAAAAGGGCCGTCCGAAGACAGCCCAGTTTGTAAGTGGAGAGGTTTAATCCTCTCCTTTTTTTATAACTACTGCTTACGCTAGGATATTGTCCACGCGGAAGATTCTGTAGTATTGGTTAGTTTTAACAGCTGCAAGGCCGTCAGCAGGTGTTGATCCAACGAATGGGTTAGAAGCCATGCCGTAGCGTGTCTTGAAACCAATTTTAGGCTGGAATGTGTCTTCTGCTACTGCACGAACCATAGTTAATGGAACGTATGGGCAATAGAATACACCAGCGTCGTATGGGTTAGAACCTTTATAGCCAACATTTGCGTAATCTGTTGAAGCATATGGGTCAATATAGACTCTCATGCGACCGTTAAGAACACCAGCGAATGTATTGCCTGTGTCATCAACATTTAGATTTGTGCTCATAGCTGGAGAATAGTCTAGCATACCTGATGCTGACAAAGCAGATGCTACGTCAGAAGAACAGATCATGAAGTTACCTTTTCCTCTACGAGTTTCTTTAGCAATCGCATTTGATTCACGCTCTAATTGCATGATTAGACCTTTGATTTTTTCAACAGACCAACGACCATCAGCATCTGTGCTAAGGTTGAAGATACCATTAATAGCAGTGTTAGCAGTTAATGCACCAGTTTTTGCTTGTGCGTTAATAGTTCTGATAACTTCTCTGTTGATTTCAGCTAGAATCTCAGTTGACAATATATTTGCCAATTCAGTTTCAGCATCTAGACCATGAATGGCTTTAAGATCCTGAGCTAATTCTAAGCTATATTCTGCTTTCAAAGCACGTGATTTTGCAGTCACAGTTGCTTTTTCAATGGTGAAACCCATTTCGTTGAAAGTAGAAGAAGGTCCAGAACCAGTTGATCCTAAGCCCTCAGCGTCAGCTGTTGGCATACCACCAGCTTGTGTAGGTCCAGTTCTTGAGTCATCGATAGATGAGTCAACAGTTCTTGTTGGAGTACCGCCACCAGCAGAGTCATCGAGCAAGCCTGATAGACCTGAAGGACCAGCACTCTGTGTTGCAGAAGAGTCACCAGCATGTGTAGTGTCAGCTTCTGAAAATAGAGCTTCTGTAGAACTAGTAGAACCAGCACCGTAGCGTGATTTCATCGCAAAGATTAGTCCTGTTGGACCAGTCATTGGCTGAACACCACACACGTCATATGCCATCATATTAGGCATAGCACGTCGTACTAGTGAGATTAAAACTGGGTTCCAGTTAGCAGCAGATCCTGCAATGTTTCCTGGTCCAGTTTCTGCCAAGTAATTTTGTTGCTCATTTTGTGAAGCGAACTCTTTTTCTTGGTTTTCAAGGACAACGGCAGTAACTGCACGTCTGTGTGCGTCCTTAATTTCAGTACCTTCATTCAGTACTGGAGCCCATTTCTGGGTTAGTTTGTCATAAGTTTCCATCAGTTGGAACTCCCTTAGTAAGTTGGTTTTCTAAGAGCTGTAAGATATGAAGCCATTGGACCGTTCACTTCTGAACCATCTTCGTGTGCTACGTCTTCAGCAATTTCTTCTGCAGTGTCTTTAGCTGGTTTTTTAAAGTATGCTTCTTTGATAGTAGCAACTTTTTCAGCGAAAGCTTCTTCACTTACAAAGTCTACATCTTCAGAAAGCTTAACTAGCTTTTCTACTTGAGTGTCTGCAAGGCCAGTAGCTGCTTCACGTATAATTTCGTAACGCTTATAGCTTTCTAGTTCCTCACGGATTGCAATAACGTCTGCCGTTTGGGTGTCAAGCTGGCCTTCTAGGTCTGCTTTTGCCTCTGACAATTCGTCAACTAGGTCAACCTTGGAATCAGGAACAGTGATATAAGACTCTGTAAACAGTGTCTGTAATTTGTCCATAAACTCTTCTGCGATCTCAGTGCGTAATCCGCTCTGTATTGCAACTTCGTTTTCTTTCATCCAATTTTCAACTACGTAGTTCAGATATCCATCTACTTTTTCTACCATTTCTGATTTGAAAGTATCAACTTCTTCTGACAATTGAGCTGTATAATTTTCCTCTATACGATTAACTTCGTCTGCTAGTTTTGATTTCATAGCAGCTTCGAATATAATCGCAGCTTTGCCTTTGAATCCTTCAGACAATGTAGCTTCGTCGGCGACTAGAGCGTCTAGGTCGTCAGCGAAGTCATGGTCTGTTGCTTCTGCTTTAGTGGCAGGTGGCATAATTGAATCTTTGCCATCCTTATCACCTTTGCGTTTAGATGCTTTCTTACCAGCACCCTCAGCTTTTTTTACAGTTGCAATGGAGTCAGCTTCGGCGTTTTTAGGATCGTGCGCTTCAACAACATTCTCGTCATCATCGAGTGCAACGTCCTGGTCCTGTACTTGATCAGTCATAATTGACTCTCCTATTAAGTTTTCAGTAACGAGAGGAAATTCTTGAATTCACGTACCTGAACCTCATAGAGGTCAGCACGAGGAGTTTTCTTAATTTCAGTCTCTATTCTTTCAATTTCTTGTACTTCGATAATACCATTATTCCAAATCCAATCTACACCTTCCATTATTCCATTAACAAAAGCATTTGGTGCACTTGGATCTTGTACGATGTCGACCGTATTTAACATAAAGTCATCTTTGACATACATAACGCCATTTCTTGGTTCAAGACTTCCCATACCACGAGTTGATACACCTAATTGAACACCGCCCTCAAGAAGACCTGAAACGATCATTCCCATTGGAGTACTCAAAATACGTGCCTTACCCATCACATTCTTACCGTCCATTTTTAGTTCGGTAATAAGATGGGATACCTTATCTAGATTAACAGTTGGACCATCAGGATGGTTTAATTCTCCAACTGCTCTTCCAGTTTTTACTTGTTCGGCGTCGTATTTCTCTACTGCCGGTGTCATGACCGACAATGGATATACTCGTCCGTTTCTATTCTTTCCTTCAGCCTGGGCAAAAACACCTTCGATGACATGTGATTTAGTACCGTTTTCTGCTTTTTCGACTATGCATTGCACGTCGGTCTCAGTGTACTCAGTAATTAGCTTCATCGTTTTTTCTTGCCTCCTGCCATTTTAACAAATTGGGTCATGGCTTTCTTTGCATCATTAATTGATTTAAAAACATCTAGCTTTTCACTATCAATGTATGCAACAAACTTGCCCATTTCCTTATGAATCATAAGGTCGTGGCCACCAACTTTTGAATCAAAGACGTGTTGTCCTTTAGGCATACCTTTGCCCATTTTTTCTCTTAACGAGGAAAACGTTTTCATTTCATTTGTGACCTTTATATTACAGTGTTATTTATAACACTTTTTGTTTAGACTTAAAATATTTATTTAGCCTTCTTTGGCTTCTTCGGGGCCTTAGGTTTCTTTGGTTTCCTAGGCGCCGTCATCTTCATCCTCTTCATCTACTAATTCGTCGACAGCGGCTTCGATATCTTCATCAGTTAGTTCTTCATCAGGATCTAGCTCAGTATCCGCGTCGACATCAATTACTTCACCGTCAGCATCCAGTTCCAGTTCTTCACTGGCATCCGCATCTTCGACTTCAGTATCATTACCAACCCCCTGTGCAATTGCAACTTTCTCTTGTTCAAGAGCAGTGCTCATTCTATCTTCTACTTCATTCTTGAATATATCATTTGCTTTCTGAAATTCAGCTGCATTAATATAATCAATCATATTTAAAATATCTGCATTTGGGTCATTCGTTGGTTCCGGCGCGTTAGCCATTACATCATCTGTCATAATTTACTCCTCATCACTGACACGATTATCTTTTTGTTCCGGTTCTTCCGGCTCTTCCTTATCAGCTTGATCTTCGACTTGTTTAATCATGTCGTCATCAAACTTAAGGATATTCTTCATTACCCATTCTTTCGAGAAGTATTCACCCACATAGTTTTGAACTTGGTCAAGTGATTGTAGTTTCTCTCTTAGTAGTTCTGCTTCTTTTAATTCAGTGAAGTGGTTGTCTCTTACAAAATCAAACATAACTTGATTTGAAAGGTCTCCCCAATCTTCTTCAGCAATAACACCTTTAAGAATAAGTTGTCTTTTTAACATCTCTCTAAACATCATAGCAAATCGTTTACGAAGTCTATCAATAAACTTCTGGAACTTAAGCTCATCTCTTGTAATCTCAGTAGATCTACCAAGACTAAATTGTGATTCTTGCTCAAGACGATTCAATGGAACGTTTAAAGATCTATATAGTCTTTTCTGAAAGTACATAATATCATCTATTTGTCCAAGGTTTTCACCCCCTGGTAATGTACTAATCTCTGTACCCCTGCCACCTTCGCGACGTGGTAACCAGAAATCTTCCAGCATTGACATATGTTTACGGTCGTCTTTAATCTCACCTGTTGATGCATCATATACTAGTTTATTCCGATACCGAGTCATGATACCTTTCATGTACTCTTCGGCTTTACCTTTAGGCATGTTACCAACATCAATATAGAATATACGACGTTCTGGTGCACGTGCAAGCCTGTAAATAACCAATGAATCTTCCATCATACGTAACTGATTGATTGGTTTTAATGCTTTATGTAAGTATGAAACAACGTGTTTCTGTCCAGCATCAAGAAGTCCCGAGGTTGTATAGATAACTGAATCTTTAGTTAGCTTAATACCACTGTTTTGCTGCCCAGGTTTCTCTTGATATATGAAGTATTCATTCTGTCCTTCAATAACACTAGCCCCTGTAACAGGATCTTTCTTCTTAATTACTTCTTTAACTTTTCTTAGTTTAGCGGAATCAATCGGACGTATGTCCTGGATCCCTTTCTTTTCATTCTTTTCGTCTACAATTAAATGGTAGCATAACCTACCGTCAACATACCATGATCTAAATATATCGTGACCTAAGTCACCGAAATTAAGCATATAAAGAATCTGATCAAACTCATCTTGTAGTTTGGACTTTAATCCTTTTGATAGTTCAGTTTTATCTAGGTCTAACTTGACTGAGATTTCATCACCACCAGAAACTGATTCATTTGTGATATCTTCTATGGCTGCATCAACTTCTGGATGCAAAGCAACTCCACGATACTTTTGTATTAGTGTTGAGTTGTCTTTTGACTTATCACCATGGATATCGATATATTGACCGTAATGAGATCCGGATGCAGTTACGTATCCAGCTCCATCTTCGTCTACTTTAGGGACGATAGACTTTAAATTCTTTTCTGCAGCTTCTTTTGATTTGGATCTACGTATCTCAAAACCAAAGAGCTTTAAACTATTGTCGGCCATTTGTTATCCTTATTAATGGATGAGGAAGCAGGGCGTTTCCGCCCTGCCTTATCTTTATGTATACTACTATTAGGAAGTAGTATCTGACTCCCAATACTGAACTTGGAATTCAACAGTGAATCTTTCGATGTCATCGTTGTTGCCATAAGACAAATCAATTGCAGATATGCTAGTAGGGAAACATCCACGGAAGACATATGACTTCAGTATTGTTTCATCTCTATCTAACTGATCAACCAATAAGTCTGCTTGGTAATCAATAGGATTTGTTAGACCAGTGTTTGCTTGGTGAGCATTTACACCGTTCATCCAACGTTCCATTGAATTACGGACTTTGAAGTCAGTATCGTTTATAATAGTTGGTGACCATGTGTCAAATGTACGGTCGCCAGCAATTTTAAGTTGTCTACCACGGAAAGGTACTGTGACAATACCCATAATTGATCCAGGTAGCTGGGCAGCTTCACACAAGAAAGATGTAATCTCTACATCTCCACCTGCATAGGCTGGGAAGTTTATTGTAGCCTTAAATAGATTCGGTCTTGCGCCACCGCCTCGTAATTTGGCTTTAAAGTCGTCTACTGCGAGAACCATTGCTTTTTCCTTTCAGCGCTCTATTAAACCGTACCAACGATTTCAGCAAATTCAACACCAGTTCTAACTGCAACGAAGTTAAGCGTTACGAAGTTAATTGAACGTGCTGGTTTGATGAAGATCGAACATACGAATTCGTTTCTATCTATGACTGCTGCAGTGTTATTAGTTGCATCAGCGACTACTCGGAAGTCTGTAATACCTCGTCGACCCTGTACTTCCCTAAGGAATGGCTCAACAATGTTTACAAATTCTGCGCGAGTAAACTCGTCGTTGAATTCAAACATAACATTTCTTGCTGCAATTGCTATTGCTCTTTCAAGAACCAGGAAGAGGCGACGTACGTTAATACGATCAAACGCGCTTGGACGGTTCATGTGTGTTTTATCACCAAATAGCAAGATACCTTGCCCTGGAATATTAGCAACTGGATTGACACTATTTCTATATAGCAAGTCTCTCTCAGTCTTGTTGGGTGTATAACCGAGTGATGTAACACCAAGATATGCACCACGTCTTTGACCAGCTGGTGAGAACCATGCTGCAGCGTTATTATCGGATGCTGCCATGATACCGGCTGTAGAAGAAGCGGCTGGAATATTAATGTATTGATCATTGTACTTATCATATACTTTAAGATAGTTGTTATCCATAAAGATATAAGATGAGAAGGTTAATGTTTTTGCAGTGGCAACAATGTCAGTGTTTGGAGTAGAAGAAGTTACAACATCGGATCTTGCCGGTGATGTTAAAACTACGCAATCTTTACGTGTTGATGATGCGATTGTGTTAAGATCATTAACAACAGTTGTTTGATCACCTCTTGTGGCCATGCCTGGAGCAATAAGGAAGTCAACTTGGATATTGTCCTTGTCTTCGTACTTATCAAATCCTGTTGCATATTGAGTTGTAGTAAGTGCAGCTGAATTTGCGCCATTTACAAGTGATAATGTT